TGTCAAAAATACTGATATATTTATTTATCAAAGACTTATGCGTGATAGGTATTATTTATAACCAATGCAACAAATAATTATCCATGTCAAACTATGATTTTATATTATATCTTTTTATATTATATGTTTTTATATAATGAAATCGCATGCTCGACCTTTAGGTCGGATCAAATGGACCCCCCGAAGGGGGACATACTAGGGTGTCCGTACTTATGTATTACAACTAATAAATTTCTCATAGAAATTCTCAATATCAAGGGATCATATAATTATTAAAATCGTGGCTCGCTATTCGCTTTGCTCATAAGCACAGCTCGCATAGCGTAGCTACTGCTCGCCTAATCTACTGAGTAATGGGGTAGAGGTATGTGATAAGTAAAATAAATCAGAACTCTATTGACTTTTCTTTGAAAATATGGTAGAATATTTATATTAGTAAAGATTAATTAAATAATTATATTATTATATCATTATACTATATTAAATATATTATACATATATTCTTAAGGCGAATAGTCTGTCTGTGTGTCAGACTTCACATTCCTTCTACTAATTAACAAATACCTCTTGACTTTTTTTCAAAGTTGTGGTATACTATTAAGGTAGACTCTTAGAATAACCTTAATACTCATGGACATCAATACTTACAAAGAACATCTGCTGACTTCAGATGGTCAGTTCAAGACCATTAGTCTTTTCTGGGAATTTCGCCAATTCTCTGCAGATCATGTGGAGCCTATCTTCACGCTCAAACCCCATGACATTGAGAAAGAAGGCAAAGTCTACCCTTCACTCAAACAGATATATCTAACCTATGATCACGTCCCAGGATTCGAATATGAGTTTGCTACAGATATTTTTGGGTCTTGGGACCATTGGTTAAAGATTACAGAGTCTAAGATGTTGAAAGAGTATATACAAGCTTGGAGAGATGAGTTAGATGTTCGTATCAAAGCTCAGGCTCTTAAAGCCATGATGTTTGCATCTCGTGATAACGATGCTAAAGGAATTAACGCTGCGAAGTACCTAGCCGACAAAGGTTACGTTTCTAAACGTGGTCGTCCCTCTAAAGCAGAACTCGAACGTGAACGTAAGATCCAAGCAGGTGTTCGTAACGATTTAGAGTCAGACATGGAACGAATAGGTCTTAAGGTTGTCAATGGAGGAGAAGACAAGAAATGATGAAGTTTCCAGTACAGGATACATTTATTGCTTATTGTGCTACAAATGGTTATCCAACAGAATACAATGATGGTCTTCGTGTAGCATTACAGACAGATCTAAGTTCTTCTAAGAAATCTTTGAATGACTTAATGAAGGAATACTTTGACACCAATGGTGCTGAGTATCTTTATCCATAATGCCATACATGACCAATGGTAAGAGAGACTACAAGAAAGAACTCTCTTGGGAAAAGAAAAAGAAACCGACACGAGTAAAAGATCGAGCAGCTCGTAATGCAGCTCGTAAGAAGATGGGATTAAAAGTAGGGGATCCAAGACAAGTAGATCACGTTAAGACTTTAAAAAATGGTGGTTCTAACAGTAGAAGTAACCTTAGAGTTGTTTCTGCTAAAACTAATTTAACAAAAGAGGCAAAGAGGAAACGTAATGGCTAAAATTACAATCAGTGACATAGCATCAGGTTACGCTAGTACCACAGCATTAAATGCTTCGTTTAATGCAATCGAAGACGAATTTAATAATAGAGTTTTATATCGAAATAATTTATCTGGAGAACCTAACCAGATGCAAAATGATTTAGATATGAACGGATTTAATATTAATAATGTAAATGGTTTACAAACAACAGCATTAACAGTTAATGGTGTAGATTACTTATCAGCGATGCAAACAGTCTACAACAATTATACCAGTATCACCCAGAGTGTTACTGTTAGCACAGCTTCACCTTCAGGAGGTAGTGATGGTGATATTTGGTTTAAAATAACTTAATTAAGAGGAGAAGTAAACAATGGCAGCTTTATCAGACTACGCAGAGAATCTGGTGCTCAACTGGTTAATGACCACTGGTTCTGCTACAAGACCAACAGCATGGTATGTATCATTACATACAGGATCACCTAACGATGCAGACGATGGTGCAAATGAAATTTCAGGTAATGGTTATTCACGTCAAGCATTAACAGTAGATGCAGCATCAGGTACAGGTGGCACAACATCTAACAATGCTAACGTAACTTTTACTGCAAGTGGAGGCGACTGGGGAACAATTTCTCACATAGGTATTTATGATGCTTCAACATCAGGCAACCTATTATGGCATGGTTCTATGACAGCATCTAAAACGATTGCTGATGGAGATACATTACAGTTTAACACTGGCAACATTGACCTTACAATAGCGTAAGGGAACTTAAATGGCAGAAGGCTATCGAATAACGGAGGTCAGTGATTTTCGGATCACTGAAGATGGTCTCTCTCGGTCTACTGAAGGTTTTAATGAGGGAGAGGTTTCCCTATCAGCTTCAGGGAGTGTAGCTAGTGTAGGTTCTTTAACCACACATGCAGATGCAAGTTTAAGTACACAAGGCTCCATGCTGAATGCAGGAGTAGGTGTCTTATTTGGAGTAGCAGCAGTTAATGCAACAGGTAGCGTAGCAGCACTACCTTTAATTACACAGTTAGCAAGTTCTGCTTTAAATGCTACAGGTACTACAACTTCTGATGGTATTAGAATACGATACGGAGTATCAGCTTTATCATCAGCAGGATCCTTAGCAAGTACTTCTCTAAGAAGTAGATTTGGAGTTGTTGAAGGAGGAAGTACCGAAGTATTTAGAATTACCGAAGCAGGTGATTCAAGAGTTCTTGAAAATGGTACTGATGTAAGAACAAGTATACAGGCTGAAGGTAATATTATAGCAGCTACTTTAATTGGTGATGGTGATAAAACATTATTCTCATCTGAACCTTACTATAAAGAGGTAGGTACTTGGAGAGATATGCTTCCCTATGTTAAATGGAATGGAGCATGGACTGGTAATATTAGAATTTATAAACACACTAACGGAGCTTGGAAAAGGAGTTATTAAAAGATGGCAAACATTAAAATATCAGACTTAACAGCAGCATCAGCAGCAGCAGATGCTAATGAGTTTGAAATAAACGAAGCAGGTACCAGTAAAAAAGTTACTGGATCACAAATTAAAGCATACGTCAATTCTGCAGACGGAGCACTGGCATCTAAAAATACAGTTGCTACAGCAGATATTGATAACCTTGCAGTAACGGAAGCTAAACTAGCAGATAATTCAGTTACTTCTGCTAAGATTGCTAATGGTACTATTACAGGTACAGATATTGCAACAGATACTATTACTGCAACAAATATTGCAGCGAATGCTGTAGGAGCTTCTGAACTTGATGTTTCAGGTAATGGTACAGCAGGACAAGCTTTAACTTCTGATGGTGATGGTACATTCTCTTGGGCAGATGCAGGAGGAGGTGGTTATATTATCAATAGAGTAACTTCTTATGGTAATTCATCTACATGGACTAAACAGCCTAATACTGAATTAGTAAGTGTTATAGCTATTGGTGGTGGTGGTATGGCATGTGCTGTAGGTATTAACTTAAACAACCAAAACATGGGTGGAGGAGGTGGAGGTGGTATGGGATCTGCTACCTTTAATATAGCTCAATCAGGTAATACACAAGCCATTACTGTAGGAGCAGGAGGTACTCTTACATATAATAACCCTGGTAACACTTTAAATAGTACTAATGGAAATGCAGGTGGGCAGTCTAAATTTGGTAATATTGTAGTTGCTAATGGAGGAGCTGCTGCTGTAAACAACGTAGGTGGAGCAGGAGGAAATGGAGCAATCAATGTTCCTGCTATTACTACAGCAACAGGAGGTGGTGGAGCAGGATGTAATAATAGTGGTACTAATAATGTTCTAGCTACTGGAGGACAACTTGGAGGAAGAGGCTATTCACATCCAGCCTCTGCATATAATAATCAAACTTATGTTGAAGTAGTACCAGGACAAGTAGCAAGTTCAGGTACTGTTGGGTTAGGTTATAATGCTATAAGAGCTTCAGGTCCTGCTACTACTATAACAGGATATGGAGGAATTGTTGTTGTTATTGAATGGAGTCCAATCTAATGAGATATTGTATAATAGAAAATAATGTAGTTACTAATGTAATTGAAATTAGTAATGATGAAGATGCAAAACTTTTTAATGCAGTTTATTTAGGAGAAGAAGCTGCTATAGGTGATGTTATTATTGATGGAGTTGTTTCTGGTAAATCTATACAAAGTGATTCTGCTTTAATTGCAAATAGAGTAAGAGAGACTAGAAATAAATTGCTTGCAGATACTGATTGGTGGGCATTAACTGATCATGTAATGACCCCTGAACAAACTGCTTATCGTCAAGCATTAAGAGATATCACAACGCAAGATGGCTTTCCAAATAATGTAATATATCCACCCTTGCCATAATATATATAATATACTATAATAGATAAGTAACATACTAAGATAAAGGTGTAAATGGATACTGTAAGTCAACGCTTAACTGATTGTGCTTTTTTTCCAAAACATTTAAGTGATTCTTTTTGTGATAATGTTGTAACAGCTTATACACAAGATAGTATAGCTAAAGAACCTCCAATTATAGGAAATGACGGAAAGAAAGTAGATAGATCTGTTCGTGATGTTGAGCGTGTTATACTTCCTCAAAATCAAGGTATAGGATCTGCATTAACTGCTACAGGATTAAATGCAAATCACTATTGGTGGAAATATAATATTACTCATTCTAATCAAACTGAGTTTTTAATATACAAACCAAATGGACATTATGATCCTCACATAGATACTTATCATGCACATAGTGATGAAACAAGAAAACTTACAGTATTAGCTTTTCTTAATGATGATTATGAAGGCGGAAAGTTTTTTCTTAATCCAGAGGGAACTCCTTATTATCCTCATCAAGAAAAAGGAACCATATTAGTATTTCCTAGTTATATGGTACATGGTGTTGAGCCTGTTACAAAAGGAATAAGATATAGTTGTGTTACATGGTTAGTAGGACCTTACTTTAAATGATACTTAGTATATTTAAAAAAGATAATATAGATTTAGCTATTATAGATGAGTTTTATAATACTAATGAATTACAAGAAGTAAATAAAGAAATTAAAGATTTATATAAATTTAAACAAGAAGCTTCTTTAACAAATGCAGCTACAGATAATAATAAAACTAATAAAGTAAAAACAGGTTCAGGAGTATTATTATATGATTATTATACTGATCCAAGACAATCTCCTATAATAGTTTATAATCAAAAGGTTTTTACAAATAGTTATTTAGATAAACTTATTGAATATAATATTAACTATAAACATATTAGAAAATCAAATTTAGATTCTATATTATTAAATTATTATGATAATAATCAATATTATGATAGTCATGAAGATAGAACATTATATACTGTTTTAGTTTTATTAAATATAGGAAAGTTTAAAGGAGGAGGAGTTTACTTTAAAGAGATTGATAAAGAAATAGAATTTAAAGAAAATAGAGCAATTATATTTCCAGGATGCGTTACACATAAGGCTATGCCTATTCAAGGAGATGGAACAAGAGTTAGTGTTGCTCATTTTATAAGTTATAAAAATTAAAATAAGTTTTAAGATAAGGATAAAAATATGGATGGATTTATAAGAGTTAATAGAAATGCTTTTAGTCATGAATTTTGTAATAAAGTTATAGATTATTTTAATGAAGCAGAAGAAGGAGGTTTAGTAATTGATCGTCAATCACATGATCAAGTTCCTAAATTATTAAAACAAGATTTAGCTAGATTTATACCTGAACAATCTTTTCCATTTAGCCATACTTCTAAAGAAATTTTAACTGAGTTTAATGATGTATTCTGGGGAAAATGCTACGCAGAATATGCAAACCAATATGATATATTAAGTTCATGTGATGCTCATAAATCATATACAATTAAAATTCAAAAGACAAGACCTGGTGAAGGTTATCATGTATGGCATGCAGAAAATACATGTAGAGAGCATAGCAATAGATTATTAACATGGACAGTATATCTTAATGATGAGTTTGAAGCAGGAGAAACAGAGTTTCTTTATCAACATTATAGATATAAACCAAACAAGGGAGATTGTGTAATATTTCCTGCAGCTTTTACACATACTCATAGAGGAAACCCACCCATAGGTGGAGACAAATATATCATTACAGGATGGATAGAATTTTAATATGACAACTGCAAAAGAAGTAGAACAGGAACTAAGGTCTCATGAAGAACTGTGTGCCGAAAGGTACGCTAATATACATGCTCGTATAGACAAAATAGAAGCTGTTCTTAATAAACTTCTTTGGACTATCATTATAGGATTTGGTAGTATTGTTGTATCTACTATTATTATTAATAAAGCTGATGCAGCAGAAACAACCATAAATTATAAGGGTCAACCAGTTCCTTCTGCCATGGCACCTTCGATGTCTGCTTTTTCTCAAGATGTTTGTGCTGTACCTGCCTCAGGTGGTATTAATACAGGTGTATTTGCTGTGTCAGGTGGAACTGTTCTCACAGATGATAACTGTGTTCGAATTAAGCTCGCCAAGACTTTAAATGACCTTGGGCTAAAAGTAAGTGCTGTGTCAGTTCTATGTGAAGATATTAAAGTATGGAACGCTATGGAGATGAGTGGTTCACCCTGTCCTGTGGGAGGAGCCCTAGGATCAGCAGCAAGAGCTGCTTGGTATGAACTATATCCTGAAAGGTTTACAAAGCTATATGGTAAAGATTTTACGCTTCCTACTTATACTAAACCTCTTAACTTGGAGTAATGCTTATGCTTGGTACTGTACATACACACCTGACTCGGATGGCTACATGGTTGAAGACTCGTTGGTCTGCGTTGGTATCGAACCCTCAGTTGCCATTATGGACTACTGGTGTGTCTCGTATCAACCAAATGATCCAATCTGTCAAGACTACAGTAGGTGCGTGGACCAAACAGAACAAAGAACAACTGCTTGCACAGAGCCTTTCACTACTGGTTTCGTTAATGAAAGTCGTTTCTATTCTTGTAGTATTGACAGTTGGAGTGCTTGGACTGTTAGTTCGTCTCATTGTGAACCTTTACCTCCTAGTTGTGTCGAAAGTCAAGAGGAGCAAACAATAGCATGTCAGGATGGTTACACAGGGTCTATAACACAATCAAGATCGACAACTTGCTCGACTCCTTATTCAGACCCAATGACTGGTCCTTGGATTACAAGCTCCAATTCGTGTACCCTAAAAGCAACAGATCCTACAAGCATAGAGAGTCCATTGAATCCTGCAAGCCCTCTGAGTCTAGATCAACCAGACCCAGTTGGGATTACTTCAGAACCTGTGGATATGAATCCAGTTCCAATGAACAATCCAGTGGAACAGGAAATGGCGATTCCTCAAGTACAGGAAAAACCAACAGAGACAAATACAACGAAGCCTTCGACATCAAACTCTACGGAGACGAAGGAAGAGAAGCAAGAGGCAAAACAAGAACAGAAGATAAAGACAAAGGAAAACGAAACAGTCGTTCCTGGGTTTGGGATTGCTATTGATTTTGCATTGATAGAGCAGCCACAAGGCTACTATCAAGAACAATTAACTAACCTTTTAGACTTAGAACAGGAACAGAACTATGCCAGAGAACAAAACCTTCTCCTTGACCTTATCTCCCCAAATGGTATTGGGCTTAATCTTAACGATTCTGCCAATAATAGGTGGAGGAGCTTATTACACGATAACCCTCTACAATCAGATGCTTTCGGTGATTGAAGAGTTTGATAGTTCTAAGATAGAAGCTTTAGAGCATCAGATGAAGACACAACAAGAACGATATATGGAGTTAATGCAAACAAATGTTAAGTTACAAGACAAGGCAAGCGATGCTTTTGTGTTGGCTAAAGAGACAGCAGCAATCGCAAAAGGAAGCCAAAGAGAAGTTGAAGCAAGTTTAAACGCTATGCGTAATGAAGTAAGAGCTGAGCTCGAAACAGTCAATGCTAAAATGAAAGCACTACAAACAGCAACGACTAACCCACTAGGAAGGTAACAATGTTAAGTATATTATCAGGAATATTAGGTTTTGCCACTTCAGGTTTACCAAGTGTATTAGACTTCTTTAAGAATAAAGCAGATCAAAAGCATGAACGTGAGATGGCATCTTTACAAACAGAGCGTGAATTAGCTCTAGCTGAAAAAGGTTTTGCATCTCAAGCAAGAATAGAAGAAGTAAGAACAGATCAAATAGAAATGCAAACCTATGCTCAAGAAAGAGTAGCATTATATGATCATGATAAGAAACTACAAGAAGGTGCTAGTGGTTGGGTTAAGAATTTAAGTGCTTCTGTAAGACCTGTTGTGACCTATATGTTTGTGTTCTTATTATTGTTTACTGATATAGCAGGTATGATATGGGCTATTAAAACAGGTGTTGACTTTGAAATAGCATTAGGTTTAGTATTCTCAGATGAAGAGATGGCAATCGTAGCTTCTATCATAGGCTTCTGGTTTGGATCTAGGCACTGGGATAAGAAGAAGTGATCACAGGTGAACTTGGGATCAAACTTATTAAGCAATTTGAAGGCTGTCATTTCAATCCTTATCTTTGTCCTGCTTTACTTTGGACTGTGGGGTATGGTCACGTTCTCTATCCTGAACAGGCTACCCTCCCTTTAGCAAGACGAAAGGAAATAAGACTTGATCCAAAAGATAACAGAGTATGGAGCCAAGAGGAGGTTGATGATTTACTTAAGAAAGATCTTAAGAGATTTGAGTTGGGAGTTTCTCGTTATATCACTGTTCCTCTTAAGCAGTGTGAATTTGATGCACTTGTATCATTTGCATTTAACCTAGGAAATGGGACTTTACAAAGAAGTAGTGTTCGTTCTAAGTTAAATCGAGGAGAGAAGGAAGAAGCGATGGACACTCTTCTAAAGTATTGTAGAGCAGGTGGTAAAGTTCTACGAGGATTAGAAAGAAGACGAGCAGCAGAAGTTAATTTGTTTTTCATGGAGAGTAAATAATGCCACTAAAGAAAGGTAAATCACAAAAGACTATTTCTGAGAATATTAAAAAAGAGATGAAATCAGGTAAACCACAGAAACAAGCTATTGCTATTGCATTAAGCAAAGCAGGTAAATCTAAGAAGAAGAAGTAATATGGCTAAAGATCCTAGACTAGAAAGAGCAGGAGTATCAGGTTATAACAAACCTAAACGTACTCCAGGTCATCCTACTAAGTCACATGTTGTTGTTGCTAAGTCAGGAGATCAAGTAAAACTTATACGCTTTGGTCAACAAGGTAAACAAGGAGCAGGAGCTAATCCTAAGACTGCTTCTGAGAAAGCAAGACAGAAGTCATTTAAAGCTCGTCATGCTAAGAATATAGCTAGAGGTAAGATGTCAGCAGCGTACTGGGCTGACAAAGTTAAGTGGTAGAAGACTCACCCTGTAATGGGGTGTGTCGAATGAAAGGTACTCGATGTATATCATGTCATCGCACCTTTGAAGATTTAAGTCAATGGTTGTACCTTACTCGTGAAGAACGTTTAAACAGAATGGAGCAGATTAAAAATGAGCTTAGTAGAAAACATAAACAAAAGAAAGAAAGCAGGAACTAGCAGAAGTAAAAAGAAATCTACTATAAGTGCTAAAGCTTATAAAGATATGCAGAATAACTGGGGCAAAAAGAAGAAGAAAGCTTAAATGTCAAAAGCTAGTATAGATCAAATAAGAGAAGCAGCAGAAGCTGATCTCTTAACGTTTATTAAGTTAGTAGCTCCTCACTTAATGTTAGGTGCTATTCACGAAGAATTAATACAATGGTGGCAACGTCAAGATGCTAAACAAAACCAATTAGTATTACTTCCTCGAGGACACATGAAGTCTAAGTTGATTGCTTATAGAACTGCATGGTGGATTACAAAGCATCCTGAAACAACTATACTCTATGTTTCTGCTACTGCTGACTTAGCTGAAAAACAACTATATGCAATTAAGCAGATTCTAGATAATCCAATCTACAGACGTTACTGGTCAGACATGATACACCCAGAAGAAGGTAAACGTGAAAAGTGGGCAGTTGCTGAGATTGCTGTAGACCATCCACAAAGAAAACTAGAAGGAATTAGAGATGCTACTTGTAAGGCAGTTGGACTTACTTCAAATACTACTGGCTTCCACGCTGATGTCGTTGTTCTTGATGACATTGTTGTGCCTGGTAACGCTTATACTGAAGATGGAAGAGACAAAGTATCAGCAGCTTATAGTCAACTGGCTTCCATTGAAAATCCTGGTGCTTATGAGTGGGTTGTTGGTACTCGTTATCACCCCAGAGATATTTATGATACTATGATTAACATGAAAGAAACTCTTTATGATGATGAGGGAGAGTTAGTATCAGAAGATCCAGTCTATGAATTATTCCAAAGAGTTGTAGAAACCAATGGTGAGTTTTTATGGGCTAAAAGAACAAGAGAAGATGGTAAAGCTTTTGGATTTGATGCTAAAGAACTAGCACGAATCAAAGCTAAGTATGTAGATAATACTCAGTTCTATGCTCAATATTATAACAATCCAAATAGTAATGAGACAGCTCGTATCAATGCAGATAACTTTCAATATTATGATAGAAATGTTCTACAAAATAAAGAAGGTGATTGGTACATGCGAGATCGTAAACTTAATGTGTATGCAGCAATCGACTTTGCGTTCTCATTAAGGAAGAAAGCTGACTATACAGCGTTAGTTGTTGTAGGAGTAGATCATCAAGGGAACTTCTATGTTTTAGACATAGATCGATTTAAAACAGAACGTATTGTAGATTATTATAATCACATTCTTACAGCATGGCAGAAGTGGGGCTTTAGAAAACTTAGAGCTGAAACCACAGTAGCTCAACAAACGATTGTTAAAGAGCTAAAAGAAAGTTACTTAAAGCCTAATGGTATACCTCTTTCTATTGAAGAGTTTAGACCTACTAGACATTTAGGTGACAAAGAAGAACGTGTAGGTGCAGTGCTTGAACCTAAGTATGACAACTTACAAGTATGGCATTATAAAGGTGGTAATTGTCAATCATTAGAAGAAGAATTAGTCATGACTCATCCACCTCATGACGACATAAAGGATGCTCTATCAAATGCTATAGCTATAGCTGTGATTCCTAAACAGCGAGTAGGAGCTTTTAGTGTAGGTAGAAATATAGTAACACACTCACGCTTCGGTGGTGTATCTTATTAATAAGGAATAACTATGGCAGGTAAAGTAGCAGAAATCAAAAGGTTATTAGAAGGAGATAGTTTAGCTACACAGCTTTCTCATCTTTACAATAACTGGTGGATTCAAAGACAAGACAAAGAAGAAGAGTGGAGAGAGTTAAGAAACTATCTATTTGCAACTGATACAACTAAAACAACTAACTCTAAACTTCCTTGGAAAAACAAAACAACACTTCCTAAACTAACTCAGATTAGAGACAATCTTCATGCTAACTACATGGATGCTTTATTTCCTAATGACAACTGGATGAAGTGGGAAGGTTATAACTTAGAAGATTCTACTAAGAAAAAACGTAGAGCTATTGAGTCTTATCTTAAAACTAAACTAAAAGAATCAGGCTTTAGAGAAACAGTATCACAATTAGTATATGATTACATTGACTATGGTAACTCTTTTGCTGAAGTAACGTATGTAAATGAAGAGCATACTGATCCTACATCAGGTGATGTTATTACTACTTATCGTGGTCCTAGATTACTAAGACTTTCTCCTTTTGATGTTATCTTTAATCCTACGGCTGTTTCTTTTGCAGAGTCTCCTAAGTTTACTCGTTATATAAAAACAGTAGGTGAATTACAGAAAGATCTTAAATATAGACAAGATCTTAACTATGATGAAGATGCTGTTCAAAGAGCTATGGAAATTCGTAAGAGTATTTCTTCATTTAGACAAGAAGATGTTAATAAAGCAGAAGCCTATCACATTGATGGTTTTGGATCTTTACAAGAATATTATCAATCAGGCTTAGTAGAAATACTAGAGTTTGAAGGTGACATTTATGATCAACAAGAAGGTGAACTTTTAGAACGTAAATTAATTACTATTATGGATCGTTCTATAATTATTCGTAATATGGATAATCCTTCTTACTTAGGTAAAGATAATAAACATCATGTAGGTTGGAGAAAACGTCCAGACAACTTATATGCTATGGGTCCTTTAGATAATCTAGTTGGTATGCAGTATCGAGTAGATCATTTAGAGAACTTAAAAGCTGATGCACTAGACTTAACTATACATCCACCGATTGCAATTAAAGGTGATGTAGAACCATTTGAATGGGGTCCTGAAGCTACAATTCATATTCCTGAAGATGGTGATGTAAGTATGATGCCTCCTAACCCTGCTGCTTTTCAAGTTAATAATGAAATAGCTGCTATATTAGCTATTATGGAAGAAATGGCAGGAGCTCCTAAAGAAGCTATGGGCTTTAGAACTCCAGGTGAAAAAACAGCATTTGAAGTACAACAACTACAAAATGCTGCAGGCAGAATATTCCAACATAAAATTAACCAATTCGAGGTTGAGTTCTTAGAACCAATCTTAAATACCATGTTAGAAGTTTCTAAACGTAACATGGACATTGTCGAGGTTTCTCGTGTAATGGATGATGATCTTGGTGTTGCCGACTTCTTATCTATTACTAAAGAGGATATTACAGCTAAAGGTAAGCTCCGTCCTATCGGTGCTCGTCACTATGCTGCAAGAGCTCAACTTGTACAGAATATGATTGGTGTCTTTAATAGTCCTATGGGACAACTTATATCTCCTCATATCTCAGCTAAACGTTTAGCTAATATGATTGAAGAGTATATGGGCTTTGAACAATATGAATTTATTAAAGATAACGCTGCTGTATTTGAACAAGCTGAGACTCAACAATTAGTTAATCAAGTTCAACAAACATTACGAGCTCAACAGGCAGAACCTGGTTTAGAAGAAGCTCAAATGGGAGATCAAGTGGCAGCCCTACAAGAAGGGCAAACCCCACAAGAACCTCAAGTTTAACTTGACTTTTTAAACAATTTATGGTATACTATTATATATGGATCTAAAATCAGATAAAGCTAAGTCGCTTACTAAAGATCAAGTATTTAGAGAGATAAAAGATTATCTAACAGAACAGATTGAGTTGTCAAGACGTAAATCTATAGATGAAGATAATTTCTCTTTACCTTCATGGTCTGAATATCAAGCATTCCAACTTGGCTTTCAAAAAGCTTTTACTAAACTATATAATCTTATTCCTGACCAAGGAGAAAAATAATGGCTGAAGATAATAATAATACACAACAAGTTTCTGAGTCGACTACCCAAGAGGCTCAACAAGCAGATACTTCTACCCCGAAGTTTGAGATTCCGACAGAAGCTCTAGACTTTGTAGGAGAAGGTAAGAAATACAAATCAGCAGAAGATGCGTTAAAGTCAGTTCCTCATGCACAAGAGCATATCAAAACCCTAGAGGATGAGATGGCTCAGTTGAAGGAAGAACTAACAAAACGTAAAACTACTGAAGAGTTATTAGATGAATTAAAGTCTGGCATTCAACCAACAGAGGCTACCCCTCAAGGTGTTGAACTTGATCAAGATAGAATAATGCAGTTAGTTAATCAAACTCTTGAGCAAAAAGAAAAGCAATCTAAAGCTAAGCAAAATGCACAAACAGTAGCTAATAAGTTTACTGAACAGTATGGAGCTCAAGCTGAATCTGCTTATACTCAAATTGCTAAAGATGCAGGACTAACTGTAGAACAACTTAATAACTTAGCTGCAACATCTCCTAATGTTGTTATGAAGCTTGCAGGATTTGAAACTAAATCTACACCAGTAGGTAAACCTTCAAGTTCTATTAATACACAAGCTTTAGGATCAACAAAGCCAACTGAGCTTTCAGCTAGAGTACCTAAAGGTGCTTCTACTAAAGACATGTTAGCTGCTTGGAAAAATGCAGGTGAGAAAATTAAATCTCAATTATAATAAGGAAATATTATGTCACAATTAACTAGCAATACTACAGCTTTTATTGAAGCTCAACAGTATTCACAGTTTATTCTTGAGAACTTACACGACTATCTATTGCCAGAAGGTATGTGGAGAGATGTAACTGACTTCGGTTCAGGTACAACTCTTAACATCAAGACAGTAGGTACTGTAACTCTTCAAGATGCTGCTGAGGATACTCCTCTTAACTTCTCTCCTATTGACACAGGTAACTTAACACTTGCTATTACTGATTATATTGGTGATGCTTGGAAAGTTTCTGATGACCTTCGTGAAGATGGTTCTCAAGTAGATACACTCATGGCGATGCGTGCTATGGAATCTACTCGTGCCTTAGGTGAAAACCATGAAACTAAATTCTTAGCTGCTGCTAACAGTGCTCACACTGCTGCTAACGCTAACTTAGTAAATGGTCGTCCACATCGTTGGGTTGCAGGTGGAGCAGGTGCTTCTACTCGTAACATGACATTAGATGATATCATCGCTATGAAATTAGCATTTGATAAAGCTAATGTTCCATCAGGTGGTCGTCTTGCTATTGTAGACCCAGTTGTTGAAGCTACATTGAACAGCTTACAAAACTTAGTAAACGTATCAAACAACCCAATGTTCGAAGGTATCGTAACAGAAGGTTTTGCTCGTGATCATAAGTTTGTAAGAAACATCTTTGGTTTTGACATCTACACTTCTAACTTCTTACCATCATTAACATCTACAGAAGCTATCGATGGCTCAGGCTATGGCTTAGCTAATGATACAGGTGAAATTGGTGACAAGGCTAACGTATTTATGTGTGTTGCTGATGACTCTTGCAAGCCAATCATGCACGCATGGAGACGTGCTCCTAAAACAGAAGGTTGGAGAGATCAAGAAGAAAGAGCTGACAAGTATCAAGTTACTTCTCGCTTTGGTTTCGGTGCTCAACGTGTAGATACACTTGGTGTTATTTTAACTGACGAAGCTACATACTAATAGGGAGACGAAACAATGAGTTATGAAATTGATGCTAAACGTGGAGTAGCTAACCACTACGGAGCTAGAACAACAGATGGCAGTAAAGGTGCTCAAACAGCATCTACAGGTATTATCAAAAGAGCCCAATGGGATTTCTCTTATGATAATCTTCCTGCTTCTGGAACTAGCAATTTACAATATGTTATTCCTGCAAACGCAACAGTTGTTTCAGCTAAGTTATATGTTGATGTAGCATTTACTT